AAGTATTGGTATCTCGAATTCTTGACAAGCACTCAAGCGCAATGCTTAAGTTCTTTATCTCCATCGTGTATGAAATCATGTTCGTCTCAATGTCAGGGACTTGGGTTTGGCAACTGGTGTTGCCTCAGACTTCGCGGGTTGTCCCTTTAATATCGCGAAGAATTCGGCGAGGCCGGTGTCGGTGGGGAGTTCGGCCGGCATGGCATCTGGGCGGCCGTTGGCAAGGGAGATCATTTGGTTTGAGGTTAGTTGGATGGTTCGCTTGTCCGCCTTTTGGATGTAGCGGATGTAGTTGGGGAAGTAGGTGGGGATCTTTGGGGATAGCTTCTGACCGATGCCTTGAGGGAAGATTTTGGTTGTGCCATCGTCAAGGGTCATGTATACGCCATGGCAGATGACGATGACGTTGCAACGAAATTTAGGTGAGGTGAGACCGGCCAGTTGCTTCTCGACATCGTCTTGGGCGTTGCCATAGATTGCTCGGCCGTCGGCTTGACCGCCTCTGCCAACTGGGGTCATGCTGCGATGGAACTCCATAGCAGCGTCGCACCAGCGGCTGAGGGAGTCAATGACAAGAATGGTGTCGTCGGGCCAAGTTGCTGGTGAGCCAAGCTCGATGACTTCGCCGGTGATTGAGTCGGTGTAGGTCCAGTTGTTGAGCATCTTGAGCGAATCGATCCAGCATTTGGGCTTGCCGTCGACCACGGTGCCAGCGGGGGTGACTTTGTAATCGTCGCGAAGACTGTGGTACTCGACGTTCTCGATCTTGTCTGGGCAGTGGGACATGATTTGATATTTGAGTGGATCGAGAAGGTTGTCCATGTCGAGGATGCGGAGTTTGTAGCCGGCTTTGACTAGGGATACCAAAGATGATGTCTTACCGGACTTTGCATCACCGAGAAGCAGGAGTTTGACGAGGGCGTTAGAGTGATGGTTGCTGAGGCTGGGCATCTGGTCTCCTTTTGAAGTCTTGGCATCGGAAGCGGGAATCAGTGATGTTGCTGGAGTTGCCGGATTCAGATTGTTCACATTGGCCCTCGAACTCAGCGTGTTGTCGCCAGCCTGTGCAGGTTTCGCAGCAGTTGGGCGGCCAGCGGAGCCAGGAAGGGATTAGCGGCTCTTCAATGGGTTCCATCGTTGATCAGGCTCCAGTTTTTCGAAGTCAGCGGCTAGGAATCTTTCTCGAACTGATGGGGATTTTGAACATATATCACGATAGCGACAACCCCCAAACTTATCGCATGAGCTATCATTCATCGGCCAATAGTCATTCTCCGCATAACGTTCGGCGTTTTCCAATAGTACCCGAAGGTCGGCAAGCCATTCTTCAAGTTGATCCTCGGTGCGATAGGTGAAGCCACGGGCGAAAGCGTTGGGTTTTTCTAAGAGGATTTGGGCAGCGTCGATGATCACTCCGCGGATAGGGGCGCCCATGATGATCTTACCGGCGAGGGTGTACAGAGTCATTTGGTTGTTGGGTTCGTATTGGTTGAAGTAATATCCGCTGAGGGTGGTGGTAGTGGTCTTGCGGTCCATTACCAGAAGTTGGTCGTTGAAGCTAACGACTCGGTCGAGATGGCCACAGAGGAGGTAGGGTTGGGACTCATATGAAGGTCCGGGGTAGCCAACGTCACCCGGCTCCAGGCCATCTTTGCATTCACCCGCCCTTGGCCCCCAATCAAGCTCAAACCTAAAACTCAACTCTACCGCGGGGGTTCCATCGGATTTGATGTAGGTCTCGGCCGGGTCGGGATCGAAATGATCCAGATAATCGACCACCAGAGCCACCAGAGTTTCACGATTCTTGTAACGTCCAGCCTTTGTCGCCGGGTCTGGGGTCCAATCTGCGACACGCTCCATAAGTCCGCGGACAACCACTCGAATTGCGGCTTCACGGTCATGGTTTTCATCCGCCATAAGGCGATCGAATTGCTCAAGCGCTGCATGATATTCCATTCCGAAGCGTAGGTGGACGGATTCGCCGCGTGGTGCCCAGCCGTCGAGCATGACATATTGGTAAAGCCTTGGGCAGGTCTTGATATAGCCTAGCGACGTGGAGTCCCAGGCGTACTGCGCCTTGGTCCCCGGAAGGAATGGTGAGGTGGTGCCTGTGGTGAGGGTGGATTCGTTGACGGATTGGTCGGGCATCAAATCCTCCTCGTGACCACCGGCAATCCTGTTGGGATCTTGGGTGCTGGCAGGTTCAGCAACGACGTGATATCGAGCTTGGGGGTAGCGGGGCGTTCGAACTTTTCACCAGCTGCCTTGCGGGCTCGGTTGCGGCGGTGGTAGATGATGATGTCGTCGATGTCCGAGTCGGTTAGGGTGGTCGCCGGCTTGGCGTTGATTTCCTCAATGCGTTGCATAAGGGTGTTGATGTCGTTAATTGCTTGATCTGTCATTCCGGCAACTCCTGATCGAGGGTGACTCCAGGTTTGATGATGAATAGAAGGTTGGGGTCAGAGGTGAGAGCCACGACGTAGTTCTTAAAGTCATCAGGGCGGTTCTTGACTAGATAATCTTTGGTGTAGTTGGCAGGTTCAGCCACCACTGCAATACCCATCTCAGAGCGTGCGGCTCGGGCCCACAGTTCAGTCCAGAGGCGGTGGTTGATGGTCATCAGTGGGTTCCTCGATAGGGTTCATGTCAAGTGTATTTATATCCAACCCAACTTTTTCACACAAACCCTCAATCCAAGCTCGAAGCTCAGCGAGTCGAAATGTTTCTTGATTGCCAGATAACTTGCATAGAGCTTCATCAACTTGACACAATACATACGCGCCATTTGAATATAGCAGGTCGGTATATACTTCATATTGCTCTCCATTGTTATCAAAAGCGGGTAAGTCTGAACCCAAATCTACGTGGTATATATAAGTTAATTCACCTTTTAAAGTGTTAATTCTGAGTTTATTCATTCTCGTAAACCTTCTTCTGGTTGATTGTCATCGGTGGGTTCCTCAATAGGTTCAGCGAGGGCAAGCAGGTCATGACGACCGTGGGGGGAGATATACATCCACCATTCACCGGTGGTGTCTTCGCGGATCTGGACCTTGAGATCGTCGAACTCGGAGACATCGTAGAGTGGATGGTCGCTTTGATAGACCCGGCGGGATTCATTGCGTTGAATCTGCCGGGCCATGTTCATTCGCATTTGCAGGGTCTGGGCATCTTTGGAGGTGCCAACAGGGATGCGGATGCCACCAGGGGTATCGGCGGCAGCGGAGTAGAAATCGTAGCAGTCGGTGTAGGCGGCGCGGGCGGTGGTGAGACTCACGGGTTCACTCGCTTTGGTTGGTAAGATTCTCGGGTTTCCAATCCCAAGTATAGCTCGGATAGTAGTCATTACAGTTGTCTGTACCAGCAAGGAGAATGGTTAAGTTATTGTCTGCGTTAATAATCTGAATACCCTCTGCACGCTCGCCATATTCAGACTTTACCCACGGCTCGACACGAAAGTCACCACGATAGAATTGCCAATTGCCAGTGTAAGATAAATCTTCACCACCGATGATTAGATCGGCTGAACTGCGATAGCCATCATCGGGGTTCTCGCAAAAGATAGCTGTGTATTTCTCAGTGGTGAAAGCGTGCGCTTCGGCGTTGATATCAAACGGATGCTTTACAGCCTCAGCGATACGAATGTGTTTGAAGTTGCCATAGAGTAATTCTAGGTTGTTCATGTTAAGCTGCCTTATCGAATTGATAAAGGTCCTGTTGATCCATTAGATCGATTAGGACTTGATCGTAGGGATGACCGGGGATGCCTGTGGCATAGTGACAAAGCCACAGGGCGTGGGCGTAGTCCTGTGGGGACTGAGCGTCGATGCAGCGTTCGTACCAGGGTGTGGTTAGCAATCGAGCATGTGCGTCAAAACCATCCTGGATGGTGTTGTAGTCGGCAAAGTATTGAGGCATTGCTTGATAGACACCGTTGATGGTTTCGTGGGTCCAGCGGATGGTGGCTTGGCCAGCGGCGACCTGGTCATGGGTGGCTTTGATGCCGAAGTAGTTGTTGCGGCCGGATTGGTGCTGGCCCCAAGCTGATTCGATGGCCCATTGGGCGAGGATTATGGAGATAAATGGGCCTCGGGGGTAGAATTTGGAGTGGGAAGCGGTGGCGATGGGGATGATGGGGGTGAAGCGGTAGTCGGTCATAGAGTATCCTTTTCGGCAAGGTCGCCTTGTTCAAGTTCAAGGTCGCCGACTAACTGTACAGCCTCAGCGTAGCCTTCCCAGTTATCGACTCCGCATTCTCGAAGAGCCTCAAGCATACGTTCGGCTCGTATCAATCTATCGTAGGCTTTCTTGGCGATTGTGATTGTTTCTTCGGTCATTGTTCTTAACTCCTGGGTCATTGTATACTTAGAGTATACCCGATTGCCTCTGATTTGTCAAGGAGTTAGTCGTATTCGCTGTCGTCGGACCATAATTGGTAGATAGCGTCGATTGCAGCGTCGTAGGCTTTACGATCCTTGTCGAGCTTGTCATAGAGCCAGTTGGCCCGGTTACCTTTGACCTTGCGGCCGGCGATGTGAGTGATTTCGAATTCCTCGACCCAGCTGGAGGGGATGCCTACATCGGGATCGGGGCCTTGGATGGTGTAGGCCACGGTGACTGGAAGGCCACCGAGGATGCAGATGGTGCAGGTGGGCATGGGATTAGTCTTCCTTCCCGAGCCGCGCGCGGATGGCGGAGGGTTGTCGAGCATGATCAACCATGCGAAGCGCACCGTAGACGTGGATCATATTGATGATATCGATCTTGCCATCCCGTTCGAACTCACGCTTTAGATATTCGAGGGTATCGATAATTTCGGCGATGGTCTCGGGCTTAATCATCCCGGTAGGGCTTGCGGGCGAGTCGGGCTTTGGTAAGGGAGCGTGAGTCATGGGCGTAGTCCAGTTTGGCGAGGGCGGTGGTGACGTCGGGTGAGGCGGTGGAGTAGACTTCGCGAACGGCGGATTCGAGGGAGAGATGGCTTTCCCACATCAGGCGTTCGATTTCGCGGTGAACGGCGAGGGCGTTGCGGTAGAGGGCGGTCATGGTGTATTTTTCTTAGACATTGCCAATCGCTGGCGTTCGAGACGGTTCATCTCTGTTTCAACAGCGCTACGCTCAGTAACCAACTCAGCGCGTCTAGCGGACAGTATTGTAATCTCATCATCGAGCTTTTCCATATTATTATCGATACGGTCAATTTGTTTCTTGAGTGTTTGCTCAGCTATTGACATGCGTTTCATGAGTGCAACTTTCCCTTTGCCATTTCAACAACAGTGTGTTGCATGCGTTTGAATAACTCGGCCATCCCAAGCCAGCCTTTGGCGAGGAGCTTATCCATGTGGTTGTCCTCGGTGGCGCAGAGATGGCCATACATAGCGCAGGCTTCTTGCAGGTAGATTAGATATTCAATGATCTGGGCCAGGAGTTCGGAACGGGTGACTTGGCCGGCGGAGGTGGAGTAGGGAAGGCGTTTGGACATTATAACCTCCTGGTAATAACTGGTAACTTTGATTCTTCCTTGATCCCTAGCAGATCCAGCAGGTCAACCGCAGGTCGATTGGCGAAGGGCTGTAGGGTCCAGGTATGGACTTCGTAGTCGTGGAGACAGAGATCGACTGCGGTGTAGATGGCGGTGGCTAGGTCTTTGGAGGAACTGAATCCGATGGCGTTTATGTAGCGCTTGGGGGACTCAGGGACTACCTCACGATCCGCAGGTAAAGGGCGAGTTGCGGTGACTTCCCAGCGATCGGGAGTTTGGCGAAGGGTCAGGGTACAGCCATCGGCGCTGGCTGAGTCGAGTGCGGATTCAATGGTCATGGGCGGGGGTCCTAGTACACTCGCTTCGCTCGCTATACGAGAATCTTCATCTGTCGCAATACAGCGCGTGCATTATCGCGTTGCGTGGGCGTGCCGGGTTGATTTGTAGGCTGTATATTGCCAATGTTGAATGGGGAAGCATGGTCAACACAGTCGAAGGAACGTTCTTTGACTAGTCCAAGGACTTGAGACAGCCCGGTTGTGGTTAGATGGTAGCGGATTACGATTGGGGCACCATCAGGGCCGTGAAATTCGGTGTAGAGATCGCGGCCGTCGGACCAGATTAGGATGGCGCGGGGCGGGGCGGCGGAGAGTGCCCTTGTATCAGTCTTCACCATGATCTTTAACCTTGTGGTTTGGGTACTCTTTGATTAACCAATAGTCTTTTAGGGCGCGGGAGTCAGTGAGCATGGTGGTGTTCCACGGATTAATAGAACATGATATGAATAGCAGCGCCGATGAATAGGTATATGATCCCGGCATACATGGTCATACCAAGTTGATCTAGGAATGTAAAGCGTTGCATGGGTCAAGCTCCTAGTGAAGTCTCAGACTCCCTCGGTCTAGCCGGAAGATCGCACCTTCCGGCTAGGGATTGGAGAGGTTAGAAGTCTAGCATATCTGGATCAATTTCTTTGCCGGTCATCCAATAAGGCTTCTCGCCGCCACCATTGGTCCATTGCGACCATGTGAGGTCGCTGGGCTTCCGCCAATGAGGACGATCGGCGTAGGGCCTGATTGATTCACCATCTTTGGCAGTATGGCCAGTCGCAATCGAAGAAGTAGTTTCCACAGTCGCATGGATAGGATCCGCTCCACTCTGATTCCTGGGCTCAACATTACTTGGGAGTGCTTCGGGATAGTGTCCATCGTCGCCAACGATTGAGTCTGCGGCGTAGGGCGATTGCGGCGTAGGGTTTAGTTGTGTATCGCTGATTCCCTGAGTTTTCCCATCGCTATCGACCATAATGGGTCGCTCGTGGTTCGCAGGCTCATAGGTGGAACCCGTGGCAATATCGGCAGGCTCAGTGACAGTGCTAGGCTGAGCCTGGGTAACACTCGCTTCGCTCATGGGTGCATTGTCACTGCTAACACTACCAACGTGAATACCCAGCAACCCACGGAGAGAATCAAGAGTCTCTTGGCTTTGCTTATCGCGAAAGGTAGCGGAGGCTAACTCAACCTCCGCATTGGCAAGAGTTGCTTTGAGCTTGGCGATGATTTTATCTTTGTCGATGATTTCTTCAAGAAGCTCAAGGGACTCTTTTCTAAGCGCTTCATGGTCACTACGGGCCTGGGCAAGTTCTGCCCTAGCTGCGGGCAACTCGTCGAGAGCTTGCTTGGCGGCGATAAAGGTATCGAAAATCGACATATCAGTGTTAGACATTGTTATGATCTCCATTTGTCAAGGGCTATAGCAACCCAACGGCTGGCTTGGTGGGTTTGTCCAGTCCAACAACCTGTGGTCGCAATCCCTGGGCCTTCGGAAGGGTGGGGCCGGAGCGATCCTGAGTATAACCTGTTGCTCATTGCTCGCTCCGGTTGCTGGTGATCTGAGGTATCCTAGAGTTGTTGTGCAGATCGGCCGAGAAGGCTTCTTCGTGCTAGTCTCTATTGCTACACTCAGCAGAGGTTCAGTCGCACCTCAAATGTGCTTGACGGTAGTAGTCCAGTCCAGTCCACCTACGGGCTGGATTAGTGAGCGACATGCGCAGCAGCGGGCTTCGCACGAGGCTTGACCAATCCGGCTTGCTTGGCGGATAGGGGCTTGTCCTTTTTCTTGGCGTCGGCCGCTTCCTTGGCCTTGGCGACAAGCTTCGGGGACTCGTGGATACCAAGCGCAGCAAGATCCACCGTGGACTTGATATTACCGCGATTGGCGAGATTGGCCCGGGCTTGATCCAGGATCGTAGCGTCGGACGCAATCATAGCGTCGGCGGCCTTGGTGATATCTGCGGCCGCCACATGGGAAGGCTTGATGTTAGCCTTCCGCAGTTCGTTTTTGACAAGCTCACGCGCAATCCGGCGGGCTTCAGTCTGGACTTCACGGGGAACGTCAGACTTGGACTTGCTGGACTTGGCCTTGAGTTCGCCCGCCATGAGCTTTGCAGCGTTCTCACTGGCGATCTTCATGGCTAAGTCGTGGGCTTTGGCCAACTCGGTGCCTTCGAGTTTGGTCACGGCGCCGACCTTGGACATTCTAGTGTTCAGGATGGCTTTGAGACCTTCAAGGACGACCAGAGCATACATGTCTTGGGGAATGGCGTCAGTATCGACGTCGAGACTGGCATCTTTGCCGGCTTTGAGGATAGGAACTTTGAGAATTGCCATTAGGTACCTCTATTGGTGTTTGGCGCGGGCTATCAGTCTGAGCGTCACAGGGGGCACAGGCCCCCTAGCTGCATGGTGATCTATGCCGCTCCGGTCGAGCAAGGGATTGCTCGTACTAGCACACGCATGGAAATGTGCTAGGGCTTGCAATCTTATAGGCGCGGTTCGCTGCGTTGTTCTAGGCCAGGCTTGTAATTCCTCCCAGCCATATCGCCAAGGCAACGATCTAGGGCTGTGTTACGATCTAGGCGGCCACGGTCTAGCTCGCGCTGGTAATGGCGAATGATATTGGCGGAGCGCGGGG